TTCCTTTAGTTAGTTAAGCCACGCCTGCGACTTTTTCTTTTGTGCGACCATAAGCCGCAATACCAAGAACCGCACCCATTGCGATATGGTATAAACCTGCACCTTGTAGTGTCAACGGGTTCCATTGACTTGTAACTTGTCCATGACTTAGTGCTTGTAAAAGTGACCATAATATGGGGAATATTACGAAATCGCATGTGCAAGTTAACATATAAATCCACCCCATCATTGGGCGCATTTTTTTGTTAATCCAATCGGTTGCGTCCTTGTCTACTGTTACAGTAGATTCTCCGCCTTCACTCATTGCTCCACCGGAGCTCTTTAATAATTCTGATTGATTTTGTTGTACCATCTGTATTGCTCCTGTTGTTGCGGGGACAGATCCTGCTGATCCAAAACTGTTTGTAACTGCTGTTGTTGATGAACCAAACGAATTGGTTGCACCGAATCCTCCTGTTGAAGGTGTGCTAAATGCTGTAGCCCCGCCAAATGATGTGTTGATTGCATTACTATCTCCGAATGTACTTCCTTTGGGGAAGGCTGATATTGTAGGGTCTGCCGCTAGTACTTCATGATGTGTATCATTAAGTGCAATTGCATTATCCTGTGGGCCTGATTTCTTTGCTAATATAGTTTCCATATTTTATAGTCCTGCCATTGCTTTAAATGCTTTAATATCAGCATCTTGTTTGTCAGCATGAAGCACTTTAACATCTAACCCAGCACGTTCACGCATTTCATTTAATTCTTCATCATCAGGCTCAACTTCTTTGCGGTACTGATGAGGTGAAATTGTAATAACTTGTTCCAACACCTCAGCATCAGGTTCGTATTCTTCATCATCAACTATAACTGTCCAATCTTTTAATGGAATATCGGTTAATGTTTCTAAGTCATCTAATAATGTGACAATTCTTTCAGGTACACTAGTTCTACGATTCATTTCAACAAACACTAAGTATGTGCCGGTAGTTAATTCACCGTCACTGACTTGTGCATCTAACACAAAATCATAACCACGCTCAAACCAGTCACTTAAGTCTTCACCTGCTTGTTTGTTTTTTACAATAAAAGCTAAAGTTACAATCTCGCTGTCTTTGCCCATTTGTGCGGCATACTCATCTACTGTTAATCTAGGAAGAACAATACCTTCTAAGTCATGATAATCTAAGCCTTCGTTAAGTATTTTATTCATAATTACATTGCCGGTTGTTGTTCTTCGGTACCTATATTGCCTGCCATACCTGGTTCTTGTTGTTCGTTTTGACCACCATCTTCACTACCATCGCTATCTTCTGAATCCATATCATCATCATATGCTTCATCTAGGTCGTTCAAGTCAATATTCTGTCCTGCCAAATCAATAGAACCTTCACGGATATCATCCATGATTTCTTTAGGCATCTCAATGTACACTAACCAAATAGCTTTTGGTTTCATCTTTGGATAACGCGAACCGGGGTCAAAGTCATCATAATCATCTACCTCAACAGGAACTTTAATTTTAGTTTTTTTCCACTTAATTGAGCATCCTAAGTTTAATAAACGTTTAGCGGCTCTTGGGTCGGGCATAAGTTTGTATGGCCACATAAACATGCAACCTACACTATAGCGTTTTACAACAGGTCCTTGAACTAATTCACCTAGTTCCCAGTTGCGAAATGCGTACAGGTCTGCCTCATCTAGCACACGTTCAAAATCTAATAGAACGGCCATAGACCCGTCACTGGTAAAGATACCCTTTACAGTGTCAATAATGCTGACATAATCAACATCGTCAAAGAATTTGTCGGCGGTTTTAATCATAGTTGTATTTATCTTTTTTTGATTGAATACAACTTTTGAATCACATTGGAGTTAGCCTAATATTTATCATTTATGCATGTGTTAAAAGTATGCTACTATGAGTCTAACTATTGACCTTAAATAAAGATGAGTGTTATGAGCACTCACGCTCTACAAAGGAGAACTAACTTGAGCAAACGAAAAACCAGCGCATTAAGAAGTACAGACACACGGTTTTCACACAGTAAAAAAACAGACGGAAATACATTCTATACAAAAGAATCTAAAACTATCGATTTCACACAAGCAACTCAGAAGCAACGAGTACGCAGACCCGTAGAACTCATCCCCAAATCCATAAATCAAGAAAAATACATATTAGCATTACTTGACAACAAGACAGATATAGTCGTGGTTTCGGGACCTGCAGGGACAGGGAAAACGTATCTTGCCATGCAAGCCGCAATTAAAGCAATGCGAAACGGTGAGTGTGACAGAATCATTTTATCCAGACCTGCGGTTGGTGTTGATGACGAGAAGCACGGGTTTTTGCCAGGAGACATCAATCAAAAGATGGAACCATGGACACGACCATTACTAGATGTATTACGTGAGTATTATTCAACTAAAGAAATTGCTGACATGCTAGAAGAACAGATAGTAGAGATAGCTCCACTGGCGTTCTGTAGAGGTCGTAACTTTAAAAACAGTTGGGTAGTTCTTGATGAGGCTCAAAACGCCACCCCAAGCCAGTTAAAAATGATTATGACACGTATCGGTATTGGTAGTAAAATTGTCATCACTGGTGATGTAGAACAAACAGATAGACGCACGCCTGAGAATGGGCTCCTAGACTTACTAAGTAGGCTAGATGGTGGGAAGGGGGTGATTCCAGGCTTAGCGTCTTGCAAGTTCGATATGCGTGATATACAACGTCACAAAATTATTGAACACATCCTCAAGATGTATTCATAAGAATAAGGGGCCTTGCCCCTTATTTTATTTCCCAATCTATCACAGTTGAGTTAACTATTTGTTCTCTGAACAAGTCTATTTCGTTTTGTGTTTTGGGAATATTTATTTCTTCCCCTGCAATATTGATTGCAGACATACTGCCTATTTTACAAAAGCCAAGTGCTAACTTTGGATCGTTGATATCTAGTTTCCAAAATTCTATCCCACCGCGATCTTTATAAAACTTGTTCCATCTACTGATGTATTCTGTTTTTTGTTTAACTGATTCAAATAAATTATCTCTTAGCGTCATCCTACAACTAGCATTAAATGTTCGTTGTGGTATAAATTGTTCTGGTGGACATTCAAAATCGTCTACCGTAAATAGTTCTATAGCATTTTTACCTACATGTGTGTAATGTAATGACAAATCACCAAATTGAGTAAGGGGAGTAAACAATTTATATGAACTTTCAGGAAGATCGTAGAACTCAAACACTGTTTTATTAAAGTCTAATGCTACTCTAAACAAACTAGATCCTATATTTTTTTCCCAAACTTGCAATAATACAGATTCCAACCAATGTATGATATCGTTGTACTCAGTCAACAACGGCCATGCTTCTTGATACTTGGGATCATTTTTCATTTCAGGAAAATGTACATGCATTGTATGAAGTGCAACTTTCCATGTATCTCTATTGATTTCTTGTTTTATGATACGAGTATCATCATATTGAGTTATTTTATCAGCAAGATCATATAACCGTTGAATTCTACTATTAATTAATTCTTCACTCCCATAACCAGTATAATGATTTATTTTACATAGTTCAGTAGAGTTGCGTTTAACAATAAGGTTAGCCCATTGCTGGGCTATTTCTTCATCAACCAAATGATATATCATTGATATATCATTTGTGAAGTTAATTACAAACTGCATTATTTTTCATTTTTTGAGATGACTGCTTCTTTTTCTAATTGTGCAATTAGATTAGGATATATTTGCTTGTAATATGCATCCATGCGATCAAAGTCAGTATCAACAAATTTGCCTTCAATTACACATTTCTCTACTTTTTTATCAGCATAATCAATAATAACATTGCATGTTTGCAAATCTGCGGGTTTTATATTTTTGCTTACAGTGACTGCTTCGTCAATTTGCCCGCCGGGCTTTCGCATAAAAGTAATTAACAGATATCTCATTGGAATGGTTTTCTTGGAATAATCATAATATCCGGGACACTTGCATCTCCTGTATGTTTATGCCCCGGGGTGCCATGAACCATTTTACCATGTGACTTCATGTCAGTTGAACCTAATGCTTCGGCATAGTTAACTTTACCTTTAAAACAACCAACACTATATGGATATTCATTGTTCAAGTGATAGTGATAGATTTTTTTCATTTTACCATCCCATAGTACTGAATGAGTATGTCCGTGACATTCATCTAGTTGTTCGTTGGTAACCATTTTGCCATCATCACCTCTTGGGCCATAGATACCAAATCCATCAAATGCATAACCGAACAATGGTGAATGTCCTTCTGTTCCCTGATTAGGAAAACACTTCCATGAGTAACCATGCAAGTGATATTGTTGAGCATAAGGATGTCCCCAGCATTGGTCAATTGGTAGTAATGAAGTTGGATTGTACCATGCGGTACCACTGGCGTTTGCTAGTTCAAAATGCCACACAGTACCGGTTAATGTTACACCAATTGGTAATGAAGCAATTGGATTTGGAGTAGCACTGGGCTTTGGATGTTTTGGTAGTTGAACAACTAACCTATAAGGACTAATGCCAATTGCCGCGGCACTTGAATAGTCTGAGCCAGGAATGCCTGTTCTAAAATCATGTCCACCGGGCGCAACACTATAATACTTGTATGCTTCAGTTCCTTGTTGTACAGGATACTCTCCCATTACTGTTGATGGTAATCCGTTACCTTTGAAGTAACGATATTTTTTATCAGTGGTTATAGTGAATACACTTCCCTCTTTTGCATAGTCTTTAGCATACTTGGTACCACTAACGTATGGCATCTTTGAAATATCAATTGTATTGTTTGAAGAATCTACCCAGGGCTGGGTACTTATATCAAGTTTAGTATTTCCCGGAATTACAAGAAGTAAATCCGGTGCTAGAAATATTCCACCACGTTCGGCCTTATAAGGGCTTATAGTTCCTGAATTTGATAATGTTGTTGGTGCATCTTCTGCCTTGGCTATTAATGCAATACTAATCAATAATCCTATTAATATATTTTTAATCATTTTTTTTCCTTTAAGTTGTTAACTCTACTAATGTTGCTGCCAATGAAATCTCAGCTATCCCAACTAGTGGCAGTTGTGCTAGACCATTACGAATGATAATGATACTTGCGTCCTTCTTTTCTTGATCCTTGCCCCACAGATCCAAGTTTTGGTACATCCACTTGTAGCAATCTTCTACATGTGATGGATACATAGAGATATACTGCATCAGTTGTTGACGACCATCAAGAATCTTACCTGCTTTAAACAATTGAACTGCTTCAAGCAATAGTTCATTTTCATCTGTACCACCTGTTTGTGCTGGCTGTAGTTTACCATCAATACAATTAACTTGTAGTTGATTTAATACTTTACGCAAGTCTGGATAGCAAGCACGAACATAGTTGTCTAGTATATCCAGATCAAATTCAATGTTTTCAGTCAACAACACAGTTGCCGCACGTGCTGTAAAGTCAGTGTGATCTGGCTTGCTAATATGAATCTTGTGACAGCGACTTTCACGCAATGCTGGAATGATTTTCTCAGGATAGTTACAAGTCAAAATGAATCGAACTGTGTCTGAGTATGTTTCCATATCAGTACGCAGTGCGGCTTGTGTCAAGTGAGGCAATGAATCTGCTTCATCTAGCAACACAACTTTGAACTTACCAAAAGGCAATGTCTGTGCAAATGACAATAGTTTGTCACGAACCAATTCAATTTGACGTTCACGACTTGCGTTGATGACCATTACATCATAATCTTCCACACCAAGTTCTTTGATTAATACTTTAGCAAGTGTTGTTTTACCTGTACCGGGGTCACCGCTGAACAACAAGTGAGGGATAATACCATCTTTGACCCATTGTTCTGCTTGTGATTTGACACGTCCATCAGTAAACACATATTCACTGATAGAGTTAGGACGATACTTTTCTACCCAAAGTTGATTTTTCATTTTCTTAACATTTCAAGTGTAATAACGTGTGCGATACCCTGACCCAAGTCTTGATCAGAATTAATAATGTGCAATGCATTATCGTGCCTATCAGTTTTTTCATTATACGTTGAATACTCTAATACATAACCACCATTAGCTTGGTGAATAGTAAAGCTCATACCTCTGCTGTCAAGTGATCTACCTCGACTAATAAGACTGTTCTTTGCTGAGGGTCTTGTCTCTGCAATGTCTTGTGGAAATATAAAGTTGTGTAGTTTTTGTCTAATCCAGTTTATCATATAAATCCATTTACTTGTTTAAATTTTTCATATTGACTTGATACATCAGTTTTTTCAAAGTTTAACCATTCACATAGTTTATCAAATTCACTTAAGAATGTACCTTCTACAAAGTGACTAATATCAAAATCATACACGCCTTCTATTATATCATTATTTTTAATATAGCTGTAAGTTATATTGGGTACTACCCTACATTTTTTAATATACATATCTCTTACAAGAAGGTTGTATTTAAAAGGTATAGTTATTTTAATATGTCTAGCTTCAGGGATATGCTGTTTAATTAATTCAGTTTTTTTAGGTAGACATGTTCTATGAATGTGGTACAAATTAGAATTGAAAAACTCTTCGGGAGGATTCCAATTTTTCTCAAGGTATATTTTTTGCATTTCAGTTGGTAAGTTAGACCATTCGTTTATTTTTGTTCCTGAATGAAAATCATTAAACCATTGTTTTATTTTATGATGTGCGGCACCAAACTCATCAAAGAAAATATCCTTCTTGTTTTGTGTGAAAACACTATTACTATATGATAAACAATGTAATAGAAAAGATCCAAAACTTCCCGGTAAAAAATGTATGAATACTATTCTATTACTACCCTCAAGCATTAATACACCTTATCACTCATTGTTTCATCTTCCATAGGTTCATCTGATATCAGTAGTATATCATTAACGTCAACTTTACGCAATGTTTCTTCACCCAATGGAGTTTCTACAGTGATACCACGAGTCCAACGACCGTGACTTATAAGAATGTATTTACCAATCTGTAGTTCAGGATCTACTACATCGGGTCCTAACCCATAAATCTTTGCCCAACGAGGGCGAATACCAGAACTTTTCTTGTCATCGTCTAATAGAATAATACCACCTGCTGTGATACGCTGGTCAAAACTCATTTCTGACACAATAATATCTTTGTGCAAAAATGTTAGTTTATCTACTTTAGTGGGACTGAACGCTGGCGTTGAGTAATCGCTCATTTTTTACCTTTGCTAAGTTCTTCTGCTTTAATCTTTTCAATTTCTAAATCATCTTCAAATGATTCTTCTAATTCTAATTCTGCTGTAGTAAGTTCTTCTTTAATTTCTGGATCAGATATTATGGGGGTAGAAGGTGTTGGTTTATTTCTCACTGCATTTGCCGATTTATTTCCAACTGTATTAGCATACGATTGATTTACTTTTGCAGTAACTGGTCTGGTAACCCTGCCTAGTGAATCAATTGTGTCTCCACGTGCATTCACTTTCATGTTGCCTACTGCCCTAGTATTTTCATTTTTGGCTAATAGAGCACCCATATCTACATTCTTTCCCATTGCTGATCTGTAACTTTTCATAATATTTTCCTTATTTTAAAAACTCATCTATAGATAAGTCATAGTAACAACTATTTATGCGGTGAATTCCAAGCAAAAACAATACAAAACTTGCTACACTTGACCCTCTACCGACACCCCATAGTATATTATTTTCACGCATAGTGTCAACTAGATATTTTAAATAACGCAATAACACAAACATATCTCGTTCTTGGAACAGTATTAATTCTTCTCCTGCTCGTTGTAATTCTGCTTCTCCCTGACATTGATTCAACACATATTGTGCAATGTCCATCGTTTTGTATTGTTCAGGCATTAACCAGTTTGATTGCATTTGATTGTCAAACTGTTCTATTGTCATGTCTAACCTATTGTATTGAATAAGTTCAGGAGTATTTTCTAATTGAAGTACTTCGTCAAATTTGATTTCATTCTCTACCAATGCACGTTTAATGATACGTGTAGGATCCTGCAAATATAGCAGACATAGTTCCATTTCATTGTAGATTTGTTGACCATAGATATCAGTTCGCATTGTGTAATGATACACTATTTAACAAGGGAAGTCAAATCATTTGGATCTGATTTCGCCCTCTTTTTGCACACTGATGTTTGATTTGATGTTTTGCTTCTTAAACATCTCATCCATTTGTTTGCTATACTCAGTACGATAGCTTTCAAGTACCATTTGAAGTTGATGGATCATTTGCCCATTTTGCATACGATAAGCAAAGGTTAACTTTTTAGTTAACTCTGAGATTGTGTTAGACAAGTCTTCCATAGACTTGTCAGATAGGTCATTGATAAAAGGATGTTGCATCCAAGTTATTTATCAATTCAAACTATACCACACTAAGTTTCCTGTACAGAAAAACTCGTTAGTAGATGTTGCGTTCTGCTGATATGCAATATTGGCACCCAAACTATTAATCTGTGCACCAGTAGGAGGATAAACATACAATGGAACAGCACCGTCGTTTCTAACCAGAACACGCATACCAACTGTAGAATTTGCACTGATTGGCGCTGGAAGTTTAACACCATAATTACTACTAGACACCGTACTTACTACGTTAAATCCATTTGCTAATACTGTAGCATTGCCTTGAACTGTACCATTTGCAGTAATACTATTAGTTACGCCGGATACTATGTAGGTGCTAGATATCAAATTAGAAGCAGATACATTACCATTTGCTGTTATTGTAGTAATACCAGATAACGCTCCGGCAAATACACCGTTTGTTGTACTGATGTTACCTACTATTGCATTACCACTAGTACTCAATGTACCTGTAATATTTGCACCTGTGGATGTTGCAGTCAATCTAGCAGTTGCATTACCTGCAACATACATTGTTATATTGCCACCACTAGTAATAGCAATATTACTTGTACCATTTTTATATAACGGTGCAGTTACACTACCCGCTGTAGTAGTATAGTTATTTGCTACAATGTTTCCAGCAGTTGTTAAGTTGCCAACTGTTGTATTACCAGTTGCACTTAAATTTCCTGTGACAGCAATACTATTAGTAGATTTGTCAAATGTGAATCCTGCAACACCATTCAATGTTCCTGCATCATTGAATTGAACATAAGTATTAATGCCGCCCGGTGCCGCATTTGATGAAACAGTTCCAGCAGACCATGCTAAATTACCAGTGCCATCAGTTTGTAAAAACTGTCCACTACCACCGCCTGTAATTTTTATCTGCGAGTTAGCAAAACTAGCAACATTGCTTACTGTGATATTGGTAGCCGCTATGTTTCCTGTTACAGTACCGGCATTTATTGTAGCTACTGTAGTAGTACCAAATACATTGGCATTTCCGTATACAACCAAATCGCCACTAATAGCAGAGCCATCTTCAGCACTACCAAAAGGCTTTAACGGTACCGATTTCCATATTTCTGTACCAGCTGTTATTTCTACTGTCATGTTTCCATTGGCAGTTGTTAATGGCAACTTTTGTCCTGATAAACCATTGTACAGTGTAGATGATAACGAAATGTCAGTACCATTTGTAATGTTAGCTACATAATATATTGTGTTCGTTGTAACTCCACCAAATACATTGCCAGAGAATGTGATAGGTGAATTATTTGTAATGTTGCCTGTACTACTAGTTAATGTAACTGTATAATCAGTTACAGTAGTTACATTCATAGATCCGTTTTCACTTATCAAAGCTACAGGTGCACCCCCGGGATTGTTTGCACAAACAGTGAATGCAGTGCCATTTGCAATGCTCTGAACATAGTAATCAGTGCTAGGAGTTAATCCTCCCATGATACCATTGTAATCTACACTACATAAACCAGTATCATTTGACAATGAAATATTATTTCCACCAAATGTTGTACTTACTGTGATGTTTGAATTTCCAGGATATACATTGGTAATGTAATATGCTGTTGATGGTACAAGACCACCAAACACAGCGCCCGAAGTAGCCGCAAATGCAATGCGTCCACCCACAATCATGTTTGCAGTAGTTGAAACAGTTATTGTATTTGCAGTTAAGTAAGTTTGTGTTGCTGAAGTATTAGATAAAGTGCCAGAAAATGCAACAGGATAACCAACAACAAATCCACTAGTACTTGAAACAGTAATTGTGTTACCTGAACTAGATGTATTTGTTCCGGTTACGGTAGTTATTACTTCATTAGTATTTGATGCATACTTGTTCATAACAGTTCCGTCATACGCACCAGTACTTGCATACAAATAACTGATAGGAGAAACATACATTGTTCCAGTAGCAGTTATTAAATTAGTTAATTGGCTCGGGCCAGCATATGTGCCAGGCATAGTTGAAATTGTAAATGTAGTTGAACTTAGAATAGAGCGTACATAATATGTACCACCACCTAATATACCACCAAATGTTATACCAGTGAATACGACTGGCATATCTAAATAGAAGCCTAATGTGCTATCACATGTAATAAAATCATACGTGCCATTAGTTGCAGTGCATGTAGCAAATGCAATTGATGTTGCAGGATCCATAGAGAATGTACCTACTACATCACCTTGTTCGCCAACTGGACTAGGTGTACGTTGCTTTAACTGTGTGCTTTGTCTTGGTTGATTATATGGTTCAATTGTAATTGAGTCACCGCAATCTAATGTACTGAAACGATAATCTAATCGATTAACATCGTATGGTATGGTTAGTGTGGGAATGCCGCTAACATTGGCATAGTTTTCAATTGTTTCTATTCCCGATGTACCATTAATATTAACTTGTGATGGCAAAGCAATTACTGCCAAGTTATTAGCTATGTTTAATTGTACTTCAACATTACTTTGAGTACCTCTTGGCGCCCAGCCTGTAAATTGAATTGTAGTATTGCCATTGATAGTACCGGTTTGCACATCGCCCAAACCTGCGTTAATTATAAGAGTGCCGGAAATAGCATTACCTAAGTTAAAAGTACTTGCTCTAAATCCTCTAGTAACAGCATTGCTAATTAATGTATTAGCCATGTCATTATTTAATGTGGTTCCTGTCAATGCTTGCTTTAAGACAGCATTATTTTGTAAATCTGTAATCTCTGTAGCCGCAACATTCAAATCAGTTTTGATGGCAGCAAAGTTATCTCTAAAGCCCTGTGAACTATTATTGATACCCGGTACTGGATAGTTTACATTGATTCCGTTTGTATTGATTGCACTTGTCATAATTATTTGTTCCGTCTAGTATTTAGTATTGTGTTTGATTCGGTAAAATTGTTTGTCTAGGAAATAACACATAGAAATCTCTACTATCTAATGGATCTGGCGCTGGGGTAGCACTAGGTAAACCTGTCCAAGCTGCCGGGTCAGTGTGATTATCATAATTATAAGTAGCACTCTTATCTACACTGAATCTATCAATTTGGAAATTAATTAAATTCAATGTATAAACATTACCAACTGGGTCAAGCCATAGTGTTTCAATATTGTTCTTTACTGTCTCTGCATATCCCGGTTTAGTATAGCAAATTACCCATGCTTGAATATAACCCAATGTGCTACCATTTATTTGTTGGCTTGTCATCCACTGCGGTAACAATCTACTATCATATTCTTGTCCAACAACTTGTGCTACACGATTACGCATATTGTATAAACTGTTTGGATACAGAACTTGTGCATAACCGGGGGTTAAACTAGTATAATATTGTTGTCCTAATAATTCTTCCCAACTAGTAAAAATCTCATTATTACTTGTATACCATGGGCCTAATCCCAAATCTATTGCTCTTGGCCAAAGAATTTGACTTTGTATACTCACTCCTTGAGGATTAACTAAGTTGTCAATCACTTCACTATATACAACTTCATATATAATATCTCCTGCACTATTTCTTGCTACAGCAGTTTTTAATTCCCCTAAAGTAATATTTCTCCAATAATGATTTCTTGTAACTGCTTGTAAGTATTGTTGTATGTCACTCGCATATATACCATATGCATGTTCATATATAACACTTGTTGCTTTACCAAAGTATTGATCATCTGGTCTATACAAAGTATCAGTAGGTATAATTGTATCGCTACCCAACAACTCACGCAATATCAATCTATCATTTATAGGTGGTGCAGCCTTTATATATAATGTATCAGTTGGTTGATTAAACTCTTGTAATACACTAATTGTAAAGGTTTTACTAGAAATAACTGTGGGATAAATTGTAGAATAGGCTTGTATGGTAAAGGTATAATTTGAAATATCACCTAGTTCTAAATATTTGTCAGTTGGTTGATCTGCTACTCTTCCAATTATTTCTCCATTACTTGCAATTGATAAGTTAGGAGGTAACGTTCCAGATGTTAATCTGTAACTTAAACCAACATCACTACTTGCTCTTACAAAGAGTGTACTAATATTGCCGTTATATAGTTGACCCAATGCACTATCAGTAATCCAAGTAATGTTACCTGTAATATTCTTTTGTAATGCAAAATTAAAATTATAAAACGGGCTAGCATATTGCGGCGCATCAGACTTATAAACACCTACGCTAAAGTTATAATTACTAATTCCAGTTGACGCTAATGAAGGTGTGCCAGTGATCCATCCAGTGTTCACATCACCTGTTAATCCGGCAGGTAAATTAGAATATATGTATTTGATTGGGTTACTGTCAAAATCATGTCCTATCATTTTAAATGCAAAATATTCGCCGCTTTGAAAACTACCCATATTAGCAAATTGAGTAGGTGCTACTGGCGGCAATATATAATATCCATAGTATGGATCGTTATCATTTATGATAAATGTAGGTGGTCTAGCATTGTAAAGTACAGGAATTCTACTATTATTGGGTTTTCCTGGTCCTCCTTGATTGACAGGAACATTTTGATTAACTACAGTAATTGAAAAATTTCCCAAATCAGAACCCAATGGGCTAGACAATTCAAGCGTAAATGTATATGTCCTAATTGTAGGATTACCAGTAGACACCGGTGGTAAAGTTACTGTCATTAAACCTGCGCCATTGTTTATTAAATACGTGGGGCCGTTTTGTGTAGCAGTAATTGTAAAAGTAGTTGAATTCAATATTGATTTAACATAATATGTTATACCAGTATTGACACCACCAAAGGTTGTTCCTGTAAAATTAACCGGGCGACCAACACTAAAGCCGGCAGTAGAAGAAACTACTAGTGTATTGTTACTACTTACGGTTTCTGAAGCATTGGCAATAACTGATGGTTGCGTAATAGTAACTATAGGTGGATTAGCATATCCCCGAATAACTCCCAATAAATCAATTTCTAAACCAGGGGGCAATGAGCCTTCTCTTACTTGAATGATAACAGGATTGTCTGTTTTTGGATTAGAGTACGCAATAGAAGATTGTATCCATATACTATCTTGTGTTGTTAATAGACTGCCGTTGGGTGTGAGAAATTGAGGGATAGCAGTACCGGTAATAGTCATACTAAAAGTTCTATCTCTCAAGTTTCCTAAATTATCAGTAACACGTACTGTAAAAGTTGAAGTTACATTTGATACTACGATTGTTGGTGTACCCGATAATAAACCATGTATATCAATTAAAATGCCACTAGGCAATGTTCCACTTATTAACGCATATGTAACTGATGTCGCCGGCGCCACTGCACTAGCACTCAATTGAAATAGTGATGTTAATGTCGCAGGAAAACTACCTATTGATCCTGCAGGAGTATTCCAAATTGGTTGTGCCATATTAATGCGTACCTAATAATTTCAATGCTAAATGATAGTGATGCTCTCTATCGGCTAATCCAATGGTTCCGCCGTTAATACGTTTAGTCAATGTAACAAAATCATTACGATCACAATATTGATTTAAGTTGTTATTGTCCCAAAACCAACCCGCACTTGCTACAGCACCGTTTGGTGTCTCTAAATATGCAATTGTATCTTCAATACTCATACCCAAATCATTAGCAAATTTAGTATAGTTAGCTCGACCTGTTAATTGAATTAATCCTCGACCACAAAAACGGTACCCATCACCCGAAGACTCATCACCGTTATTCATACGATTAGCATAAACACGATTGGCAATCTTTTCAGGTTTACGCTCGTACTGCTTTGCTAATTCTTCTGTAGGAAAATATTTTTTAAAAGTACCCATCAATCCTTTAGCACTGTAGTTTAAGTTTTCTTTAACAGCAGTAAATCCACCAGACTCATGTGCTATTTGTGCTAAGAATCCTGCAACACGATTTAAATTATCAAACATATCGTAATATTGTGCGGCTGTATTTAACGGCTCAATATAACCTTCTAACAAAGATCGTTTTGTTTTTGGACATAATGCCTGTAATAATTCTATTGTTATCATTTGTTCTCCTTATGAGTAAGTGGCTGCTAATCTTGACCCTGCACTTAATGTAAAGTTACCAGTCATGGTGCCTGCTGTTGTGTTTGAGCCAGTAGTTACTGTACCCACTGTTAGAGTACCTGTTCCTACGGAAACATTACCGGCTGTTACATTTCCGGTTGCAGTTAATGTAGTATATACACCGGTAGTTGCACCTATATTACCTACGTTAGCATTACCACTTACACTCAATGATGCTAGTGTTCCTACAGCAGTTATATTAGTCTGTGATGCAGTAGATATTGTACCAACAATGTTTGTTGCACCTATATTACCTACGTTAGCATTACCACTTACACTCAATGATGCTAGTGTTCCTACAGCAGTAACATTGGGTTGACTTGCTGTTGCCAGAGTACCTGTTAATAATGTACCACTGATATTACCACCAGTAATGTTACCAGTTGCGGTAATCACACCGCCTGTACCAATGTTACCAATATTAGCATTAGCACTAATGCTCAATGAAGTCATTGATACTAAGTTACTTGAATTATTAAATGTGAATGCAGATGAACCACCTAATACACCTGCATTATTATATTGAACTTGTGTATTTGAGCCACCGATAGTGGCTGCCGGGCCAGCTGGGCCAACATTACCACCACCTGAAGATACAGCGGCATAACCTGCTTGTGCGCTATCAAATATTACAGTACAATGAGTTGTGTTATTGAATGTAACAGTTGGATAATTATATCTACCTGTAAAACTATTACCAGTACTGTCAACAACTTGAATGTTAACATATTGATAACCTAAATTGTGATTGATTACCCAAGTTGTTGTCGGAGTTACTTGTGTATAAGTAAATGCCCCTGCAACAGTTGAACTAGATGTTGCCCAAGTTAAATTACCTGATCCATCAGTTTGTAAGAAGTAGTTTGCAGTGCCACCTGTAATCTTTAAATTAGCAACAGCACCTAAACTTACATTTGCTCCACTCAGTGCTACATTACCTGTAGCTATTAATTGTGCGGTACCTAAGTTACCTACGTTAGCGTTACCTGTAGCAGTAATCAATCCACCAGTTGTTAAGTTACCACCAGTCACATTACCAGTGACACTTAGTGAACTTAGTGTTCCTAAACTTGTAATGTTTGGTTGTGCATTTGTTGTGACAGTACCTGCAGTATTTGCACTAGATACTGCACCCGTTACGTTGGCACCTTGTATATTTGATAAGTTATTACCCGCACCATAATGATTACCGGTAATGTTAGCACTATTAATGTTTCCGATTGAACTTAAACTTGTTAATGTTCCTAAGCTTGTAATGTTTGGTTGAGCATTAGTATATACTGTACTAGATATTAACGAATTACCTACTTGACCTGTAACATTTGCACCAGCAATACCTGTTAACGCTTGTCCATTACCAATAATATTACCAACTGAAACATTACCTGTTGTAGTGATTGTGTTACTGCCATAACTAGCAAGGAATGTTGCTACATTGCTATTGTCATAAGTTACAGGTGATGCCGCAAATACGCCATTACCATATAATATCTGTGATGCATTGCCATTTATGTTAATAGATGCAATATTACCTGCGCCTGACACATTTACTAATGCTACTGAGTTAGCAATGTTAGCGTAAGAAACTTGTCCGGTAATACTTGCACCAGTTAATGAAGTTAATGATGAACCGTTACCCGAAATATTCGTGAACACACCGTTAGTTGCACCAATGTTACCTACATTGGCATTACCTGATACAGATAGAGAAGTTAATGTACCTGTACTTGTAATGTTTGGTTGAGCATTTGTTGTAACAGTACCTGCAGTATTTGCACTTGACACTGTACCACTTACATTAGCTCCTGCTACCGCATTAGCTGTTGTAGCAAATGAAACTGCACCGGTTACATTACCACCAGTTATTGATGTTAGTGCTGATCCATTACCACTTACATTAGTGAAGACGCCATTTGTCGCGCCAATATTAGCTACGTTGGCATTACCACTAGCACTTAGTGTACCTGCGACATTTATACCTGTACCTGTAATATTTGCTACAGTATTTCCTGCGGAAGCAATGACAACATTACCATTAGTAGTAGGAACAGTTACACTAGATGTACCGTTAGCAACACCTGTACCACTTGGCAAACCCGATAACTGACTACCGTTACCTAAAATATATGCACCGGTAATGTTACCCGATGCAGTGATATTTCCTCCGGTACCTAAATTACCACCGTTGACATCTCCGGAAGCAACTATATTACCTGTACCTAAATTGCCTACATTAGCATTACCAGTTAGACTTACTGTAGTACCAGTAATATTCGTTGCTGATAGTGTATTAGTTGTTTTGTTAAATGTAAAATTAGCACTTGCACCCAAGTTACCACTAGTATCTTTAAATTGTACTTCTGTGGTATTTCCTGCAATAGGTGAACCAATATATGTTGTCCAGTTAAGGTTCCCTGAACCATCAGTTGCAAGTACTTGACCGTTCGTTCCACCGGTGATATGAACAATGGTATTACTTCCCAATGACACATTTGTTGAATTGGTAAAATCAATTATGCCATTACTTGTTAAACTAGATAAATTACCAATACTTGTAATGTTTGGTTGAGAATTCGTTGTTACAGTACCTGCAGTATTTGCACTACCACTAGTGGCTACACTTAAATTAGCAACTTGTGTAGTAGATGACACTATGAATGGAGCAGTGCCTGTTGCTATGTTTGAAATTAATTGCGGTGTTGTTATATTAGTACTTGCGTTTAATGTGCCATTGACAATGACTCCACTGCCAGTAGCAATAAACACATCGGCATTACCATTAACGCCCATTGTAATATTACCGTTTGAGTTAGTAATATCAACATTACTATTGCCATTAACGATACTATCAACTACAATATTACCGGCTGTTAAATTACCCGTAACAGATACATTACCTAATGTAGCATTACCGATAACAGATAGCAACCCACCTGTTATTAAGTTAGCACCGGTAATGTTCCCGGTTGCAGTAATTATACTTGTGCCAATATTACCTATGTTTGCATTACCTGACACAGAAATAGATGTTAGTGTACCCGTACTTGTAACATTTGGCTGTGCGTTTGTTGTTAAAGAACCAGCTAGTGTTGTTGCTACTACGTCTATTGCACCAATGTTACCAACATTTGCATTACCCGTTGCACTTAATGTTGTTGCATATAAACCCGTAGTACCAACATTGCCAACATTTGCATTACCCGTAACAGATAACAATCCACCTGTTACTAAATTAGCACCGGTGATATTACCGATTGCTGTTATTATACTTGTGCCAATGTTACCTATGTTTGCATTACCTGATACAGATATGCCTGTCAATGTGCCAACACTAGTTATATTTGATTGTGATGCATTCACCACATCGCCGGCGTATGCGGCATAGTTTGAGTTTGCGGCAGTGCCAGTTATATTTGCGGCTTGAATATTGCTTAAATTGTTACCTGATCCAATGAAGTAATTAGCTGTTACTGCATTTCCCAAATTAGCATTACCTGAGGTTAAATTACCGGAAACACTAACAGATGTTAATGTGCCTACACTTGTAATATTTGGTTGAGCATTTGTTGACACTGTGCCCGCAGTTGTTGCAAGAGCGACTGTTCCCGTAACATTAGCACCTTGGATATTACTTAAATTATTACCTGATCCAATAAAGTAATTGGCTGCTACTACATTTCCTAAACTAACATTTCCACCTACTGATAAATTACCACCTACATTTGCGTCGCCCGATAGTACTATATTTCCAATAGAGAATGTATTGGGGACAACCACATACAGTACTTGAGTAGATGAGGTGTAAACCGCAGAACTAGCTAAGACTGATAAACTAGTGCCGAATATTAAATTAGGTGATTGGACTGTGACATTTGCAATGTTTGCACTTACTACTACATTTCCGGTAGGGCTATTAACAGTGATGCCGGCACCTTGGGATCTATTAACTGAATTTACAGACGCACTAGTAAGACCACTATATACTTCATCAAAGTTATCTTGTACTTTTTGGAATGCGGATCTTATCGCATCTGCTGATGGATCATCAGGAAACGCCCCGAAGTCAATATTTTTTTGGCTCATATCTATTCTACCTTATTTAGTATTTATCGTTTTAATATAAACACATAGCCAAAAAAATACCCGACTATTGCCGGGTACTTTTGTGCAGAACTAATTATTTAAGTCCAGCTAATTTTTTCCATTGTGCAACTGCATCACTTGAATATTCAACCGATTCGTTAATATCTGTTGTTTTACGAGCAACTTGTCTACCCAATTGGCTTGCAATAACAGGAATAGTTGTTTGACCAGTTTGCTTACGCTTGTTTAAACCTCCACTGATAACATTCATCATAAAATCAATATCAGTTTCAAATGCCGTATCAGAAGCAGATTTACCTGGACCCGCATCATTTGCCCACTCGTCTATCTTTTTCTTGTCTTTCTTGTCATCGTACTCAATGTCTTTTTTGACTTTTTTGCCAGCTTCTTCAGCTTTGTCATCATCTTTACCTTTATGACCTTCGTCATATTCGATATCTTTGGCGACTTTCTTAGCGGCTTTTTCAGCTTTGTCATCTTTTTCGCTAGTTGATTCTTCAGATAACATTGCTAGCTTTTTGTAAAGACTAAAGAAACTTGATTCTGACACGGTGTCACATTTACAAGGGTCGCAATCACATTTTTTACATTTACCTTCAGTCATTTTTTCTTTACCGGCTTCTTCACCTGTTTCATCTTCAGCTTCAGAAACGATAGGCTCTTCTGGTTCTTCACTAGCTTCTGGTCCGCCTGCGCCTTCATCAACATCATCCTTTGGATTATATTCAGCGGCCGCTTGATTAGTTTGTGTAGTATCTGCAATTTCCGCATTTGTATTATCAGCGCCACTATCCGGTGGATTGTCTTCAGCCATTTGATAAGTCATTTGATCTTCTGATTCAACTTCATCAACCATTTCTTTATCATCACATCCACATGACTCATACGCCATACCACATTCATTACAACCTTCTTCATGAGCATGACCATGTTCTTCACTACCTACTTCATCAGCATAGTCTCCGTTACCAGCTTCACCGCCTGCAACTTTCTTAATCAATGCCATCATACCATCATGGTCACCAACAACATCTAAACCACCGTGTTGTGGTTGTCCGCCTTGTGGGGCACCGTAGCCGCCGTTGTCATCGCCACCAAACAAGCCTAAGCCTGCTGATTTGATTATACCTAACAATTGGTCAGCTTCACCGTCTTGTGCTGACACACTTACTGAATCAGGTGCACCTTGTTGACCTTTGCTGATAGAAACAGTCATACCTTCAGCAACATCTGCTTTAGATTCTAGCAATGCATTTAATTCTTTATCCCATGCTTCAAAAGCAAATGGACTTTCTAATACTTCTTTATCTTTAAAAGTTTGACCAAAAGCTTTGAATGTATCTCCTGGAGTTTTGATAGCCTGTTGCTTCATGTAAGAAGTTTTATCCATTTCATACATATCGTCTTCCATAGCAGGCTCACGCATAGCTTGATCTGCCATGCCAGGTAATGTTGCTGGTGGATTTGTCTCACCAACATAACCTTGAATTGGCATTTGACCATAGCATTCATCTAGACCTTCTTTGTAGCCTTCATGATAGTGTCTTGATTCTTCCATATCGTCATATGAACAATTGTACCCTTGTTTACCAAGAGCATGTGCCTTACCTGTGTGACGTGCGGCTTTTAATCTTGTATTCATACCTTCTTTCACTTTCTTTTTCTTAGACAATTCTTTGAAATCTTTAGCATCTAGCTTACCTTTTGGTTCTGCTACATCTAATTTATCTTGTTTGCCCGGTAAGTCTTTAGCTTCAAATTGCTGACTACGACCAGCACCTAATCCTGCGCCCATGTCACCATCATGTGTTGGCATTTCAGCTTCTTTAATTTTTTTCATTTGTGAACCAGCAATTCTTGTTGCGGCTTCTTTACCGTACTTAGGTGTTAGTTTACGAACTAGTGCATCAAAGCCCGTAGTAGCATTGTTGTGCTTACCGATATCGCCTTCTGCCATTTCTTGGTCAGGCATTAGTGTCATTTCACCCTTGCCAATAGATTGTTTAATCTGATTAGCTAATTGTGGATTGTCAACTGTACCTAATGTCTTATCACCTTGAGCAATAACTTGCGTTTGCTTCTGTGGCTGACCTGCTACTTGCTGTGGCTGACCGGGTTGTGTTGTTTGACCAGGTTGTCCTGGCTGTCCAGGTTTCTTAGGCATTTGACTTGCTGGTTTAATTTGAATCTGGTCAGCTTCATTCAATGCAATTTCTAATTGGTCTAAATATTCTTTCAAACTGTGTTTAGTAGTTTTCTTTTTGTCGTGTTTTGGTAGCTTAACATCTTTGCCTTGGTTAACACCAAATGCACTGAAGTCATAGTTCTTAACTTTACCTGTCTCATCAGCACCTTTCTTAGGACGGCCGCGCCCTTTTTTTGGTGCATCTTTCTTTTCTTCTGCGTCTTTATTGATTTTGCCAATTTTGTGACCATACTGGTCACGAACATCTTCTTTGCCGTAACTTGTACCATAAGTACCTTTGTGTACTGTTGTACCTTCTGCTTCGTTCAACTGGTCTAGTTGTGATATTAAACTTTTGAAATCCATTTTATGTTCCTTTAATTATTTACTTGCGCCAGTTGCAGGCTTTGCAGGTCGCTTGATTGTGCTCATTGGGCTTTTAATTCCTCTTGGATCATTATCCAAGTATGGCTTGAACGGATCAAACGCATCAGGAGTTTGTTTACCTGCATAAGGTATATCAATTTTAGAATTTTTTGCTTGTGACTGTATAGACTTCAAATATGAATCGCTATAATTTTTACTTGCTTCTTTAGCACCCGGTTGTTCTTCTAATTCAGGGTGTAATAGTAATGGATTGTGATCCATTTCATTAGCATAGCCTACCTGTTCATTATCAATGCTATCATCAAAATCAGTACCAACAACACGAACCATATCAACTTGATAACCTAACAATTGAGCAATCTGCTGAATCATTGGCTCAGTCGCTGGATAGCGAAATTCTGCTTTTAAAATTGTAACACTTTGATTACTCAAATTAGGAAATCCAAATGGTGATTTCTGTATTGGCGTGCTAGTAGGTTCACTAATTTTAACTGGGTCAAATTTATTCAAGTTATATTTAAACAACTCAAGGAAGTTCTTGTCGACCTCTCCGGCAATTTTAATAGTGTAGTTGTAAGTGTGAACACTCTCTACAATGTAATGTTTAAGGCTCTTCATTTCTTATTCCTATATTCAGTATTTATCATTTATCGTCTGTTTTAGCAGCCAACATCTTAAGCAGTTCATTGCGGTCTAGACTCTTGCCCTCGCCTAACGGAGTAGCTTCAATTTCTTCAGTTTTTCCAGCAATTTTTTGATCTAGACCAGCTTTTTTAAGCTGTAAATCAAGCATTTTTAATTTTTTATTAATCTTTGCTGTTTTAGCTGTAATAGCATGGCCTAACATTGTTCCCGCACTATTGAATATTTCACTAGCAAAACGACTGTCAACTTGCATACCCAAATCCATTAAGTCTTTGTAGCTTGAGGTAGCCATACTTGCTAATTCATCCATCTCATTATCAGCCACCTCTAATCCTCTTACCTGGGGTAATGCGTTCTCAATCTTCTCTAATGTATTAAGTGCTTCACTGGTTATTTCTTCAGCATTTTCTGGCATGGAAAGAGTCAATCCTCTATCATTGTTTTCAGGAAGATCAAAAAGTTCTTGCAATTTTTTTGTCATAAAAGTATTTATTTACTTTCTTTTACCGTTGTAGAAAAGGTCATCTTCAGTTATTACCCTAAAGGTATAGCCCTGACTTTTACAATATGCCATTGCAGAATGCCACTTAGCATGATTTATTGCTACTACCATTTTGTCTTTGGCATTGGCAACTTTACTCTCAATGATGCTTTGTTTCTTAGGCTTAATCTCAACTACTTCTGCTATTTGCTTGCCAAACTTGTTTTGATAAACTACAAAAAAGTCAGGTATGTAATTCTTTGCTTGTCCTGTAAAAGGATTACGATATGGTATACTTATTGCTTCACTAGCCCAATACAACACACTGTTGTTGTTATCACAGAAATTCATAAATGTAAGTTCCCAACCACTACGATATCTAGGAGTATGTTTACCTACATATTTTTGAGGATTTTTAGGAGTAAACGACCCCTGTGCATACTTTGCCATTACAATACAATGTTTCTAGCAACTGATTCATTGGGTTGGGGCACAGTACCAAAACCATAGATTGCAGTTTTACTTTTAAAACTGTTTAAATAATAAGCAATGACTGTGTTAGTTTCAAGTTGTGTTTTACCTTGAATATAACTTAATAACTCTAGTACAGGGATTTGTGTTTCTTGCGATATTCTAAACAAATATACTGTAAAGTTACCTGCTATTTGTACTGAATCACATGTACTTTTAAAGTATGAAAATACAATATCATACTCGCTGGAATTGATAATTAAGTTGAATCCATAGAATTCATCAAAAATTTTAACTGTTTGGTCTAATTGTGATCGTGAATCGATAATTTGTGCCATATAAATCTCCGTAGAGTATTTATACTATTAAGCTTGACCAGAACCGATACCAGTTACAATTGAGCCACCTAATACACGACTAATATTTTGCCCGGGTGTAGTTTGTACACCCGCGTTCGGCACACTGTTATTGATACCAGTACCGGTAGTATTACCTGTAGATATAATTTGCGCCGGCGCGCCTAATCCTAAATTAGGTGCTCCTGCGGTGTTGTTAGGGCTTGATCCATAACCGGGATAGTATGTATTAGTTCTTACTGCTCCGGGCAACTGTTGTTGTACTGTTGTTGCTAATAATGAATTCAAGTCTTGCACAGCTACTTGTTTTAAATTCTTATTTTTAAATGTATTATATGTTGTGCCTGCTGTACGAATAGCACCTAATATATTGCCATTTGATAAATCATTGATAAATCCGCCGGCGGCATCTACTAAGCCACCTTGTCCCAAGATACTAGAATTAGAACCAAGTCTGTTGATAGGACTAGGTGTTCTATCATAGTTTGTTTCTATACCAAATCCAGTAACTATATTACTAGGTGAACGACCGTCAATAGCGCCTTCGGCATATTTTACTGTTTCATAATCAATAGTCATTGTGTTTGCCATTGTGCCATTGCCTTGGGCATAATCATATGTATCATGGTTGAATGCAGTAATAACAGGATTAATTAAAGTATATTGCATAAAATTATGTTGATTTATTCCATAAATTTGAATACTCTTAAAGAATGGAATCTTACTTATGCCTTGATTTGATTGACTAGTTGTACCTGATTGTTGACTAGTTTCACCAATGTAACCCCAGTCTTCATCTCCGGAAATATCACCATCATATAAATTTCTTCTATTGAAATTTATTGAACCAGTATTGTTACCATTGGTAGTTTGTCTACCTGAAGTAGATGTAACTGGTTTATCTGCATCTTTAAAATAATATGTGTAGTAGTTATACCACATGTCATTTACTAAGTTACCCCTATCATCATGAAATGCAATATTTATAGGTTGATATTTAATTTTAGTCTGAACTAGTCGTTTTCTATTATACTGATTTAATGTAGCTGTATCAATTGTATACTTAGGTAAATCGATTGTCTTTACAGTCAAGCCAAAATTGGCACCCTGCGCTATACCTTTAGCATAGACAGCAGGGTTTATTTCAAAGTATACGTGAAATAAGAACTTTAATTTAGGAGCGTACTGGTAAGAGTTAGTCCTAAATGTTTTTGCGGCATGAGTGTAATCTCTTACATAATCGTTGCCGAAGAATCCTTTGGCAGTATCTGTTAAGAGATTTTGAAAAAATCCACTCATTTAATAACTCAAATGTTACTATTAAGCTTGACCAGAACCGATACCAGTTACGATTGAACCACCTAATACACGACCGATGTTTGTACCAACACCTGAAGTTAATGGTGACTGAACTGCATTATCATATCTGATTGTCATAGCAATTTGTACTACTTCGTTTGTACCATAGTTTAAGTTATTATAGTTTGCTTGTTGCAAGAAGCAACCATAGCATTCCCAAGTTTCTAATACTATTGGTGCGGCTGTACCGTTACCACCGTCTAGTACTTCAATATTTGTTTGGAACTTATAGTCTTGACCAGTTGCCGCAGATGCCTGCTCAACAAAGTCTAATTGTTTCTGTAATTGCTGTCCAACTAACTTAGATACTTGACCCTGTGCGTCATCTCTAACGTTAACTGTTAATGCTTGCCATTCATGACGACCAGCAAGATACAATGTTGAATTGTAAATTGGTATTGTAATTTCACCAAAACTAACTTGAGGACGTGTGATGTCTACAACTTGTTTAGTTAATTCAATAGTTTGACCAACACCAAAATTCAGAAAGTTAACTCTGAAACGGTATTGTAATTTGGGCATCAACAGGCCTTGGTTACCACCGGCATTATCGCTAGCTACGGTCATGTTGAACAATGATTGTGAGGCTGTTGCCATTTTTTAATCTCCTGTATACTTATTTATCTTTAATATTGATACCCCTTTCGGGGTATCATTTATACGTTACCTGCTATCTCACCTGTGTTTAAAATACGAACCGGGATATAGATGAATTCAGCAGCCTTAACTGGTTCAATTGCAACATCAATCCATAATTCACTTCTATCTATACGAGCCGGTGTATTGTTACTGTCGTCACAAATTACCAAATAGTCATATAGACCACGTTTAGCAACTAAATCAACCAACAATGTTTGTACAACACCTGCAATCTGATTGCGTGTTAATTGATCGTTAGGTTCGAATACGAACGGACGAGCCGCAATAGTCAACTGACGGCGTACATAGTTAATCAAACGTGCAACGTTAATTCTATCTAATGCACTTGAACTATCATAGCTGTTCTTGTTACCATAGTTTAGTAAGCCAACGCCAGTGAAGAATACCATTGGGTTAATTTGGTTAATGTATAGTACATCACGGATACCAATACGTGTCTTAATTGGTTGAAACTCACCTGTTGTGCGATTCAAATAACCAATGTTCAAGGCATTGTCAATATTACCACGGCGAGTACCAGCTGGGGCTAACCAAGGATAAGCCACTGTATCATTACGTAAGAATGTACGCAACATCATATGTGATGACGGTACAACTACTTGATTTCCACTTAAGTCATTTGTAATTCCGCTTGGATAGAATAGACCCAAGTAAGTATTGCGTGTGACTAAACCAGCTTCTCCTGTACTTGCGGCGCCAGCATCATTGTTAGCCCAAGCTTGAATGTCAGTTGCACTATCAGCTAATCCCAACGGAGTATCACCAATTATATAACCTGTCTCTCCTCTATCGTTGTTTAACACAACCATGTTAGGTTGTAGTTCTGGATAATTAGGAGTAGCCATCAAATTGAAATAATTATCTTCGTCACGGATTGCAGTGTTAGTGTCAATAGAAGCACGTAATGCCTGTACAACCATAGCACGTTGTGCGTTACGACCCATGTATGCTACGCCCTTAGTGTTGTTCCCACTTACTGATACCCAGGTATAACTGAATTCAGGTAAGTTATCAACGTTAGTTGGTGCAGCCGGATTATATGCACCTGCATTAGGATAATTTGCACTTGTAAAATAGTTTGTTCTAAATTGTTTTACATTATAACCAGATCGGCGTGTGTTAAACAACAACATACCTTGTGGATATAATGTTGCTGTTGGTACATCCAAATCAACATAATTGCTTGATAACAACGACTTGATTGTTGGAATAGGATCATCAACTGGGCTAATTGCACCAGAACTAGACCAACGTGCATCTTGGAATAGAACACCGTTTTGACTTGTTTGGTCAGTGGTGTCTAATAACACCCACTGATCGATCCCACTAATCTCTTGCCAACGATAAATGATTGGATATAATTCTAAATCGCCTGTGTCAACCCATAAATCACCATATACCAATGCAGTTCCATCACTTTGAACTGTTGGCGCAGTTGCCGCTATGATAGGACCATTTGGGTCAGTTGCAGGGCTACCGGTTGTTGATGGGTGGCCGTTACTATCATATGCTGTTGTGCGATATCCTACCCAAGTGCCAGCTTTTTGAACCATGATATCTACTTCATCAATAACAGAGTAGAACCAATTTGTGTTGTTAGCAGGATCTGCGACCGGCGCGCCCTCATTACTTGTATATGTAAATTCTACCCAGTTACTTAATTGAGTATCAAAACTATTAATAGATGCACCTGAATAATAAGATACGCCGGTAATAGCAGTACCTCCGCCCCCAATTTTAGTAACTACCAATTGTAAATCATTAGCAGGGCTGGTGCCATTCAAAACAGTTCCCGATATAGTAATAATATTACCCACTGCGTACCCGGTACCACCTGTATAAATTCCACTACTCACCCCTAAGTAATAAGCACCAAATCTTGAGTTAATATTAAAGGTAGCTCCTGTACCACTGCCACCGGTACATGCTACATTACTCCAACCAAATATTTTGTTAGGACCATATTTAACGCCGGAAGTTGTTCCAATTGTAAATCCTGCTTCTGCAATAACTCCATTACTGACATTAGATACAACATCACTTAAAATTATTTCACCACCTTCTGTGTGAGTTAACGTTATTGCACCGTCTGCTGATACACTGGCTATCGTGTATGGTGCACCGGATGCTGACCATGCTGTTACAAAGCCCGTAGCATTTGCACCGTTGGGAATAGTTACTACATATCCAGTTGATAAGCTTGTGCTTCCAGGAACACTAACTGATACATACAAAGTATATGGACCTACCCCAACACAATTCGTACTATTAAATACAGGACTTGTGTTATCACCTGTTATTATTGTTGCACCTGTAGAAATTCTTTCCCATAGATAATAAGGGGCAGATGACAATGTGCCATTGAAGTTATATTGACCATAAATTGTACCAGCTGGGATTAGGGCTCCGCCGGTTGAGTCGAGTGGTGCAGTCACTGCCCAGTCAGAATTAGCTTGACTTACATTTTTTGCTACCCAACTTGCAGTAGCAGTTTTCCATTGAGATATGCTAGGGTACAAACCGTTACCTGAAGTTCCAATCTTTATCCACACAGAACCAGTTGGTCTTGGAGTGGTTTGCGAACTAGACCACAATGGCATTTGAGCAGAAGTACCATACGCAACAATAGCTTGATTATATGTTCCTGGAGTAATTCCACATAATGCTAATGGAGTGTTACTTCCGTCAGTAAGAGTAATATAAGCAACTGCTCCTGGCGCAACTATTTGATTTGATATAATTTGTAATTTACCGCTAACCACTCTAGCAGTTACAACCGGAGTATTAATGTTGTTAATTGCAGTTGCAACATTTGCCACAGTTGTACCAGTAACGCTAACAGTAATAGTATAAAGCCCGCTTACATCCATTGTAAAGTTACTTGTAGCACTCAATGTAGGGTTAGATGTAGAACCTTGAACAGTAGGAACATCACTTCTCCAAGTGCTGCCACCTACGGTACCCCAAATATTATTGGATGTTTTATAAAAGAAAGTTTTTCCTGAAGGATTAGATGGTGAAGTCGTGGATTCTAATGCGTTAACAGCATAATCTCCAATATTACCAATACTGTTTAATGGCACGCCACCACTCAATGATGCTGAGTCTGAAATAACAATAGGATTTACTAATTCAAACTGACCAGTAGTAGCATTAAATTCATAGATACCCCAAGTACTAGTAGTAGTGTCTAACCAGTATGTGCCGTTATCAGGCGCGCCTGTTGGGCGACTTGTTTGACCAACTAAGCTAGCTAGGTCGATGTCACAACGTAAAACGTAGCAACGATTAGTTACACCCAATAATGAGTACGCAGCCAATAAACCGTATTCGTTGAGTTCATAACCTTGAATAGGTGTGCCATTTGTCGTTGTGTAGAAGAACGGAGTACCATATAAGTTTACAAGGTCACGTTGACTTGTTACTTGATATAATTTATTAGCGTTTGCAGCCGTAGTTGCTGCCGCAACCCCTGTACCACTAGCGTTTGCTTTGTTTTGAGCAGTTGCTAATAGAACCAGCGGGACTGAATTTGTTGGGGCTGGAAGATATTGACTTTGGTCTGTGATCGTTACTTCTACGCCTGGGGATACTAGTGCCATTTTGTTTTTCCTTTATGTAAAATTATGAGGTTTACTACCTAAAATGCATACTATTATTTAGTAGAAAATTTAAAAAAGACGGTATTACCGTGCCTTCGAAGGTTCTTGCTAAATACATCATGTTAAGACCTATATGTAATACATGCGGAAAGAATCACTGTGCAGTAAATTATATCCGTGAGGGTGTTACACACTATCGCAGTGGATGTGATGAATGTGGAAGGAAAAAAAAGAAGTTAAAGCCTAGAAAAGCTAATTGGACTAAAAGTGGTTATAAGAAAAAAATCACATGTGATTTATGTGGTTTTAAAAGTTTGTTCCCATCACAAATGACAGTATATCACATTGATGGTAATTTAGAGAATATTACTCTTATTAATTTACGAACTGTTTGTTTGTGCTGTATTGAAGTTGTTAAACGTAAAGAGATAACTTGGCGTAGGGGAGATTTAGAAGTTGACCACTGAGTTTATTTGTTTATGTAACTCATCAATAGTACCATTATTGTCAATATAGTGGTCGTAGTCTAATCCAACACTAGAATACTCACTTGCATGAACACGATTTCTATCTAGTTTAGCTTTGCTAGTGGCCCAGTACATATTGTTGTTTGACCCCTTGTTAAATTCAACTGCGGCATCATACCAATTAGGTGGTTGACCTCGACTAACTCGCATTGTAGTGCCACCTGCTGATTTGATAGCAATAACTTCATTAGCAAAACGACAATCAGTGATGACTATGTTGTCACTGGCTTGGCGTAATTTGTTCTCTACGCTAGCGACCCAGATATCACTGTGAAAGCCGTTACGACAAACTTCAGTTCCCCAGTATTGTAGTATCCAACGAGGGGTAATTTCCATACCAAGTCGTTCACTCCACCACACATCTTTTTGTTCTCGCCACTCTCTACTAGCTTTAGTAGAACCTTCTAAATATTCTCTGTTCCAACCAAAGACACTTGATACAGCATCTTTAAGACTGGCTGCAAAACTTAATCGTTTGAATCCATGAAATGTGCAGAGATAGTCTGCAATCGTGTCTTTACCCGAACCAATGAAACCGGTGATACCTATAATCATAAAAGAAAAACTCCTATCAGATACATAGTATATGACAGGAGAGTTGTAAAGTAAAGAGTTTTAGGTTAACCTTGAATCCATGTCAATGGTTGACTATAATCTACATAGCGTTTCAATTCATCAATGAGGGCTTCTTGTGCCGCTTTTGATTCTGCTTTCATAGCGGTTCCATTCAATGTTGTTCCACCACCGGGGCCAGCAATCGTTCCAAACTTCTCACGTGCCTCACCAATTATCCCCTTTAGTACGGCAAGTATATAATCGCCGATCCAAACACCTGCGCCCGGGTCTTGCAACAATACTTCTTCTGTACGTTGTACATCTGCCCAAACTAGGATACGTTCTCCCGATGCTTTAGGGTCACGCACAATACGCAAAACTTTAGTAACAGGATCAAATGTGTATACTACATAGCCACCAAACATACGTGCGGCTAATTCAACATAACCTGCATAAAAGTCATAAGTTGCCATACCGCCTGCATTGTTATAGTTTAATAGGTAAGTGTTTAGAATAGCACTACTAAATGGATCAAAACTGCTAGAGCCAGGTCCAGTATCTAATCCAACTGTACGTCTGTACAAACATCTAACGTTGATAAATTCTTGTGGTAATGTATATGTGTCAACATTTTTAATGGTAGTCATTAAAACGTATGCTTCTGCGGTGGAATTTTGCGCCCTTTGACGATATAATTTAATTGTATAGTTATATGCCGCTTCGTAGTGTTGCGGATCTAATTCTAAGTCAATAATACCGTCACCCAAACGATATCGTAAATTATTAAATAGAGCTTGTTTCAACTCCGATAGTGTCATGCCATTGGGAGTTGAAAGAATGTTTGGCGTTATAATTGGAATAGTCATATTGGTTACCTGATATTGTATTTATCAGGTAACACACTGTATTAGATATCTCCGGCTTGGCGATTCTCGCTGTAATGAGCATCAAAACTACCACCGGGATAGCGACTTTCTAATTTACGAACATTTTCGTCAATGACTTCATTGGGGTCAAGATTCAATGCCCTACATGCATTTATCCAGTACCAGATAACATCACCTAATTCACGCTTCATGTGAAAGACATTTTCATCAGTCAATGGTTTACCCTGAAAAATAATTTTTTTGGGCACTTCAATGAACTCACCTGCTTCAGCTGCCAATCCAAGACATGCTGTTAGTAATAGTGGTAGATTAACATCAGGGCCATGTGTGTCCGTTGCTGAATTAAAGTTCCCATCGACTTCATCAAGTCGGTTCATGAATGTAGTCAAGTCATTACTTGCTTTGCTAGTAACAGCCTCTACAAAATCTTTGTATTTGTTTAAATCAATATTCTTCATTAAAATGCTTTCAAAATAATCATACTCTCATTAAAGCGACCGTTAGGTGTAGTAGCTACTGCTTTAATATCATTGAAGAATTTACGTGCCGCCGGCTTGCTTCCCATAAGTTCTTTAAGTTGTTCTGCGGGTTTACGTAATGTTTTAACCTCACTCTTTGTAGAGTCAAACCCTAGCAACGTGTTACCCTTCACGGTAAATGCTTTTGAATACTCATCGGCAATATAGTGATGCACCTTGCGCTTTGCACTATCATAAATCCAAGCTTCACTTGCACCTTGTAACTTGACAGGACTGATACTAATCAAATCAAGTTTTGCGGCTGTGTCTTTGAATGTCTTAAGATACTTTAATTTAGCTACAATTTTTTCTACCGGTACAGCTTTACGAGCCCTAGGAGCTTTAGCGGCTTTCTTAACACTAATGTAACTGTTCAAATCATTGAGTACTTGTTCAATAAATTTGATTACATTTTTAATTTGTGTTTTGTTGAGATATGTATAGCCCTCAACTAATTGTTTATCTTCACCCTTGAGTAATTCTTCAAACTCATTTTGTTTCTTTTTCCACACTTCAGTTAACAAACTGATATGTTGTGGCATGACATTCTTTTTGGCAACCTCATCCATTGGACGTAATGTATGTTTTGTGGGCGCGCCCGATGTAATGAATTCGTCAAATAAACCTTCAAGTTCACCTGCGGCATCACGTGCCTTTTCTTTTAGAATGTCCTGAATGTTGGGTCGTGCAGGGGCCTCAACTACGGCTTTTTCTTCCTCAGGTTTATGTACTAATTTCAATAATCTATTGATTTCATTTTCGAGAGTTAATTCTTCATGCTCGGTTAATGACAATCCGCGCAATTGCATACGGGCTAACCAGCACAATGTCATTAAGAATTCATTTTCGTGAACCCTACGCATAATCTTAGAATCAGCGGTTCTATTATTAAATTCCAAATATTGGCTCAATAATTCTTTAGCATCTTTTTTACCGTAGAAACGATTATACCAAGTAAAACTACGCATCAATGCTACCCTACGCTTATCCTCATCAGGTTGTAGTACAAATAGAGGTTCATCTCCATAATATTGAACATCTACATCCCGTGGATTTAATGCTTTAACTAGACTGTGGTCCTCTGAATTACGCTTACGTGTTGCCATTAGGCACTCCTTTACTATGATTTAATTATTATAACACAAGCCATATTTATTGTCAACCTTAGGATTCATGCGTAGGACATTGCGATAAATACTATTATGCCAAAGTTATCCCTATACCGTCCAAATAAACAAAATGATTATCGTTTCTTTGATAGAACAATATCCGAAGAATTACGGGTTGGCGGCACGGACTTATATATTCATAAATATTTAGGTCCTACAGATCAGGGTGTTAGTATTGATTATACCCAACCGCAATATGAAACATTAAATCCTACTAATATTCAGGATTTATTGTTTTTAGAGAATAGAGATAGAACATATGACCCAAACATTTATCGTTTGCGTGGTCACTATAATGTACAGAATTTAGATTTTGATTTAAGTCAATTTGGTTTATTCTTAAACAATGATATATTATTCATAACCGTCCATTATAACGATATGATTGATATTGTCGGTCGGAAACTAATGGTAGGTGATGTATTAGAATTGCCTCATTTATTAGATTACAATCCATTAAAAGAAACTATCCCAGTTGCATTAAAACGATTCATGCAAATTACTGATAGCAATTATGCGAGTGAAGGATTTAGCCAGACTTGGTTCCCGCATCTATGGCGCATTAAATGTGAACCATTAGTTGATAGTGAGGAATTTAGTCAGATATTACAAGAGCCCATTAATCAAGACAATTATCTTGGATTATGGGATAAAACTAAACCATATCCAGAAGGATATATTATCAGTTATGGCGATAAAAATTATATTTCTATAGCTGATGTGCCGGCGGGTACTAATCCGCCCAATAGTGATTATTGGCGATTAACAGAGGAACAGAATCTTAAAGATATTCTATCTACATATAATCAGAATATTGCAATTAATAATGCCGCACTTGAAGAAGCCAAACGCTTATTACCTAAATCTGGTTATGACAATAGCAATCTATATATTGTACCTACATACGGCGCACTTAGTGAAAACGGTGTTCCTTCAGGAAAGTATAATCAGCCTGCGCCACCTGTCAATGTGGTTACTAGTGCATCAGGTTCCGGAGCTCCTAATCCTGTAGTAGAAATTTATACAAGCACTGCATATGTGAATGACAGCCCATATCTACGCATACCGGCAGCCACAATAGCATTTATTAAATCTAATATATTAGATGTAGCATTCCCCGGAATACCATCTGCACCCATACCAAGTAATGTGGTAAATACTCCTACTCCTACTCCTACTCCTACTAATCAAGTAATGTTGTTGTCTGCTATTCGTTTTGCGGCGCCGATGACAGACAGTGGGTCAGGTTCGGTTGAAGCAGAAATGATGTTGACTATTGATAGTATGATGACTATCACTGGACCATATGGTACCGCAGATAATACATATGCTACTGCTGACCAAAATCCTGTTGCGCCAGGCTTTACAGGTACAGAACCGTACGGTCCTAACACAATGGACTATCGTGCTGACTGTGATCCTCGATTCCAATTCATTGCACGTGGCAGTCCAAGAAGTTTTGGTTATACAACAGGTTATATGGCAGGAGATGGACAGGCTCCAAATGGCTTCCCAACTGGTGCAGGCATTAGTTTCCCGCAAAATCCACAAGTAGGAGATTACTTTTTACGAATTGAT